AAAACAAATAGATGTATGTTGTACCAAGCTAAGGCAAGTGGTAGAAAAAACTGGAGTAGGTTTGGTTATGGTAAGCCACTTAAGAAGGACGGATGGTAAGCCAGCAGAAGAAGGGGGAGACGTTAATCTCCAAAGCTTGAGAGGTAGCAGCTCTATAGCCCAGTTAAGTGACCTAGTAATTTGTGGCATTAGATCGCAACAGGACGAATCAACATCAAACGAACTACAACTAAAAGTATTAAAGAATAGACATAGCGGTACATTAGGTCGAGCAGACAAGCTCGAATACAACGAAACAACTGGCAGATTATCTGCTTCCCTTACTGATTTTTTATTATGACTTTATTAATTGACGGAGATCACTTGGCTTTTACTGCTGCTTGTGCAGTAGAGCAAGTAGTTGAATGGGAGACTAATGTATGGACTACTCATTCTTTTTTAAGTGACGCAACAAAAGTTGTACACGCAAAATTAAATGGCTTTATTGAGATAGCTGAAGATAAGGATGTTGTGATGACATTCAGTTCTTACCCTACATTTAGACATGAGATATACCAGGACTACAAAGCAAACAGGATAACAAAGCGAAAGCCTACAGTATTTAAACCATTAATAGAATGGATGGAACAGGAATGGGAGTCAATAAGATATACCAATTGCGAAGGGGATGACGTACTTGGAGTACTAGCTACATCAAAAGCATATCCTGATCCAGTTATTGTAAGTGTTGATAAGGATATGAGAACTATACCCTGCAAGCTATTAGCTGGAGACGATCTTGAACTAATAACTAAAAGACAAGCTGATAGAAACTGGATGAAGCAAGCGTGTAGCGGAGATCCAACTGATAACTATAAAGGTATTCCAGGAGTAGGCATGGTTGGAGCTGAAAAAATTTTAGGAGATAGTATTAAGTTAGAAGATATGTGGGAGAAAGTAGTTGAAGCATATAAGAAACAAAAGCTAACTTATGCTGACGCATTATTAAATGCCAGGCTGTCCAGGATATTACGTCAAGAAGATATTAATTTGAATACAGGTAAAATTAAATTATGGTCGCCAAAGAAAAAATTATAAATCAAGAGGATTTTTCTTTTTTCTTTTTAAACCAGATGAAAAACCACCTTGCATATTAGCGTAGGCTTGAGGAGATATAGTGCTATCCTTCTTACTTCTACTTGTACCAGCTTTCTTTCTTTTATTTATGTTGTAATACAAACCTTTCTTAGCCATAATAAAAAAGTAATATACCTACAACTTAGCATTATTTATGGAAGCTGACGACTTATTCCCACCGATTGATGAAGCATTAATTAAAAAGTTAGATGAGATATATCCAGATAAATGTCCAGGTCTTGATGTAAAAGATCGAGAGATTTGGTATAACGCAGGGCAAAGAAGTGTGGTAAAGATGCTTATTTCCGTTTATGATGAGCAAAGTAATACATTACGGAGCTAGTTATGTGCGGAGGCGGAGGTCGTCCACCAGACAGGTCGGAAGAAACTCTTAGGTTACAGCGTGAACAAATGGCTGAACAAAAGAGACAGTATGAACAAACAAGAGAAGATCAGGCTGCAAGGCAAGCAGAGCAAGAAAAGATTGCATCTGCTCCATCTGCTCCGCCACCTTCCGCAACAGCTCAACGTCCAGCAGCAGCATTAGAAATACCAGGAGGAGATCCAGGTCTAGGTGCAGCTCAAAAGCGTAGAGGTTATGGAAGGAAAAGATTGAGAACAGATTTACTTTCTGGCTCTGGTTTACAAATACCTTAAATAAATGGAAGTCACACTTACAAGTGACTTGGATGCTACAGGTAAGTCCTACTCCGACATGGAGAAGAAAGGGATTACTGTAGCGTCTAAGTACGAACAGCAAAAATCTAAACGCAATCCGTATGCGGACATAGCAAGAAAGTGTGCAGAACTTACTATCCCTTTTGAATTTCCAGATACACAATATTCTGGTTCAGCCAGGGCTAGGATCACTACTCCCCATCAAAGCGTAGGAGCAAGGGGAGTTTCCAATATTGCAAATAAGCTAGGGCTATCTCTTTTCCCTCCCAACACAAGTATGTTTAAGTTGGAGATAGATGACTTAGCATTAAGACTCCAGGACGTAGATCCTCAACAAAAGACAGAACTAGATAGCGCTTGCGTAAAGGTAGAGTTAGCAGTTAATACAATGCTCGAAACATTATCTGCAAGAGCAGCATTGTATGAAGCATTTAAACAATTAGTTATTGCAGGGAATGTATTGTTATATGTAAACCCAACTGGTATTCGAGTACTGCATCTTGAAAGATATACAGTTACTAGAGATCCAATGGGGAATGTAGAAGAGATAATAATAGAAGAGGAAGTAAGTCCTAAGTTACTTCCAAAAGGTTTTTTATCCCCTTCGGATGCAAAGCAATACGATAAGGATTATGGGAAGAAAGATGTAAAAATTTATACTTGCGTTAAATACAAAGATGATAAGTGTCATTGGTATCAAGAGGTAAAAGGTAAACCAGTTCCAGGAACTAATGGTATGAGTCCGAGGGAATGTAGTCCATTCATCCCACTACGTTTTCAATCAATGGACGGAGAGGACTACGGACGTTCATACATAGAGCAATGGTATGGCGACCTTTCTGCTCTTGATAATTTGTATCAGGCAGTATTGGAGGCTAGTGCAGCCATGAGTAAAATTTTATTTATGGTAAATCCTAATGGCACTACAAGGCCAAGAGCCTTAAGCAATGCTGAGAATGGAGCTATCATCCAGGGCAATGCGCAAGACGTTACAGTTCTACAAAGCCAGGGCAAGTTAAATGATATGAGCCTGGCAAACAATACTATAGATAGGATCGAAGCCAGGCTTGAGTTTGCTTTCTTATTTAATAGTGCAGTACAAAGACAGGCCGAAAGAGTTACAGCCGAAGAGATACGTTATGTTGCGGAGTCGTTAGATGAAAGTCTAGCTGGTTTGTATTCTGTATTAACCCAAGAACTACAACTACCTTTAGTTCGTAGGTTGATATATATAATGCAGAGAACAAATAAAATTCCTGATTTCCCTAAAGGTCAGGATGGTAAAGATTTAATGATGCCTAAGCCAGTTACAGGTTTAGAAGCTGTAGGTAGAGGAGACGACAGAAATAAATTAATGGACTTTATTGGAGCTGCAACTGAAACATTAGGTAAAGAGACAATAGAAAAATATATAAATATGGAAGAAGCGCTAAGAAGGTTAGCAGCAAGTAGTTCCATAGATGTAACTAACCTAGTTAAGACTCCGCAGCAATTACAAGAAGAGCAGCAAGCAGCAGCCGAAGCGCAACAACAAATGCAACAACAAGAAATGATGAGTAATATGATGACAAGCCCTGCTGCTGGTAAAATAGCAGACAATTTCACACAACCAGGAATGCCCTATGGTCCTCAAAACCAACCAGGAGGGGAAGGCGAGCAAGGAAACGCAGCCCTCCCCGACCTCAACAACCTCCCAACCGCCACTTAGTAAAGCGGAAGTCACAACTGACTCTCCCGATCTCCCTAGAGAAATTACTATTACACCCGAAATGGTTGAGGAGTTCCAAAACAAACAATAAATAGATTATTATGCCAGAACCAATTACTATTACCGACCAGGGTGCGCCTTCTTTATCTGAAGATAACCAGGCTGCATTAGAAGAACTAAAGCAAGCTGAAGCGGATCTTGAAAAAGAAAACGCAATCGCCCAGGACGAACAATTAATAGGAGGCGAGTTCCAATCACAGGAAGATTTACTTGCTGCCTACCAGGAATTAAAATCAAACCAGGAACAGTATCGTCCACCAGGAGAACCGCAAACTGCTCAAGAGATTTACGGAGAAGCAGTTGGTAACAAGCTCGAAGAGGCTGGAGTTAATTATTCAAAGATGAATGAATACTGGCAAGATAATGGAGAGATTACAGACAAGCATTACAAGGAGCTGGAGAAAGCTGGCTTTCCCAGGGGAATAGTTGATGCACATTTAGATGGTTTAAGAAACCAGGCAACAGTATTACAATCTGATCTTGTAAGTATTAAGAATACATACGGAGGAGAAGAAGCCTTTACTGCTATGCAGTTTTGGGCTAGAGATAATTTAACTGATGCAGAAAAAGCAGCTTACTCTAAAGGTATTAATGGAGATTTAGAAACAGTTAAGTTAACTGTTGCTGGACTTCATGCCAGGTACGCAAATTCTGTGGGTAATGAGCCTGATCTTATTTCTGGTAGAGCTGCTACATATTCAAGCGATAAGTTTGAAAGTACTGCTCAATTAGAAGAGGCAATGAATGATCCTCGATACAAAAAAGATCCAGCGTTTAGAGCAAAGGTTGAAGATAGATTAAGTAGATCTAGTATCTTTTAATAACTAATTCCTACTGCTGTTTTACAAGCAGCCAATTCAGTAGCATCTGTAATCTCAGTTAGAGTACAGGTGCTATTTGTATAGTTAGCAGGGTCAAAGTTATCTACTGCTAGTAAGTAACCGTCTGCATCAAGACAAATATATGCAACTTGTTTAGTAGGATCAATCTCAGAAAGACCAGCACCCCAAGACTCGACAGTTCCTGTTAATGCGTATTTATAGAATTTAGTGTAAGTTGGTGCAGTCATAATTAAGCGTTCGAGTTTTCATGTAAGTGGAAGAAGCCATGAAAGGCATTTGGTGTACCACTTTGGTTCCATCCATCATAACCTCCTGTATAAACATAGCCACTCTTACCCATTATTAACCAACCATTTTCAGAGTATGTAGCTCCAGAGAAACAATAACCATTAGTAAGTATAGGCTCTGGTTGGTTGAATAAAGGTATAAACATTTCTGTCCAGT